TAGTTTGTTGATACTGTAATCCCGTACCAGACGAAAGGTTCCAGCAGACACCTCCCGCAACAAGAGGGTCGGCGACGACACCTCCGCTAGCTAGAAGGGTATAAGGCAAACCATTTTGCATCAAAGTGGCACTGCCGCTACCTACACCGTAGCTACCAAAGTTGTCTGCCCATTGGATACTCATATTCAATCCTTACGTGAAGCAAGTTCACTTGCGTTATAGAGTAGGCACAAAGCCTTGACGTTGTAGAGCCAATCGGATACGTTCTTCGATGGCAGGAGTTGAGATGCGGTTTTGACCAGACTTGATCTGGAAGACTGCTCCGTCTTCATCCACTAGGATGAGAGAGTCTTTCACCTGTACGGCTGTATCAGGCCAACAACCTCTGTCATACAGGATACCTTGATAGCGTTGCATAGGTGTTGCGAAGACGCCAGTAGTAATCCAAGGTTCCGTAGTCGTCTGACCCATCAACCAAAACATATCACCAAAGACTAGACATTGAGTTATGCCGTCAGGAGATCGTTCTGCGGTGGCGTAGTCGAGAGGATCAATAGTGTTCTCGCCGGGATTGATCCAATAGAACCTACCCATGATGTCGGCTGTTTGTACAGGGACAGTGATGATATAGCCGTTGATGTAAGCTACTGAAATACTTCCGTTGTCGTCAGGGACTTGGACTTGCCTCAACTCTTCTGTACCACCACCAGTCATATGAGAACCGTTGAGCCACGAGATGTTAGCTCCGGTGATGACTGCAGTAGTGATGGCGTTACCAGTTGCACCAAAGGTGTTATACTGTACGAAAAGATCAGTGGTGTCGCTGTTATAAGCAGTCACTGTCGGGTTAGCTTGGAGGGCAGTGGAATAATCAGTACCAGCTACTCCAGAGGCGTTGATGGCATAGAATAGTTCAGTAAGGCTTTGGCTACTTGTAAGACCAAGTTTAACCAGCCAAGGGGCTGCGCTCGTACCAGCAGGAGTTCCTGCATCTACAGAGCCACTTGTCCATTGGTAGTAAGTGCTATCGATCTGTACGGTGTAACCAGCAGCAATCAAACCGGAGGCGTTAAGGTCGGCAGTAGCTTGAGCGTTATCGGTGTAAAACCACAGCAGGCCGCCATCGGCGATGTACAAGAAATCAGGAGTGCTTCCGAGAGGAGCTGTCGCTGCCATAGAGACGGCGTCAGTAATGGTCTGACTGATTTGTCCGATCTGATGAAATTCTCCGTTAGTATTCAACCTCCAGAGAAACAAACCAGAGACGACAAACATATCAGAATTGAAGGTACCCTCACAGGAGTACACCCTACGGATAGGGCCTGTGCCGATCTCTACGAATTTCTGAAGACCGGGACGGGCGATGAACGAAGTCTTGTTGTCATTGAGGGCAGGATTCTCTTCCATGAACCTGTTACGTACATAGGCTGAAGGCGAATCTGCCACTGACCTATAATAGTCACCGGTTACAAATGGGATATCTACCATGACATTTCCTTACCACCAAGGGATGCCACGCTGGAAACTTCCCCATGTGTAGGCATCGAAGTTACGATAAGCCTTATTAGAAGGCAGACGTTGGAGCCCGATCTCGACAGGAACCTGAGTGATCTGGGCATAGCGAGAATAGAACTGACCTTTCAACCTCTTGAATCTCTGTACGGATTCTGGTTGCATCGTCAGGCCGTTACGGACATTGATACGATCTGCCAGACCTATGATAAGAAACTCGTCAAACTCTTCCGGGAAAGGAGAGCCGTCAGTGATCTCAAGATCGTTGACTTGTTCCCAATTGGCAAGGTCGGCACGATAGAAAAAGACTTGGTTGTAGTTGTTAGTCGAGAGAATGATAGACGGGTTGCCTTGGATGTTCCGTCCGTTGCCGTTGACAGTGAGAGGATAAGTCTCGAAGTTACCAGAGACGTCTACAAAAGCCATCCTCGTACCATCGTTAGGTTGAGGAGGCATATTGACTGTCTCGGCACCTTGTAGATTGCAAAGCAGTCTGGTGTTGATAGGAACGAAGGTGTTCATGATGTCGTTATAGTACAGAGGGATGATACCAACTGTCTCGACGTTATTCAGACCGAAGGGGATGTTGATTAGGTTTTCACCCATCTCAGCTCCCCAAAGGGAATCTATGAACCTGTTGAGTAGGACCAAGGCTTCGTTCTGCTCAGCAGTCGTAGGCGTACCACCCAGTCCCGTAAGGTTACTCTCACGGTAGGCATCATTGATGATAGTCGTTACTGGAGTGCCCATGATAATCCTTAGTGTTTAACCTACTGCGAGAACGCCACTTGCTCCACCGGCAGCAACTAGGGTGTAGCCACCTTGAGTAATAAACGGCAGGGTGTACCACGTACCGGCTACGACAGGAAATGCCGTAACGATAGTCAGAGGTTCCGATACCGCCTGTACGACGTTGTTATTTGAGAGAGTGATAGTGCCGCTTGTAAGGGCCAAGAAGCCTCCGACGGCATTGGCGGTTTTACTCGTGACCGTGGCATTGACACCTACAGGAACCGGAGTGTACCGAAGAGTTACGTGACCCATGTCATACCTTAACCTCGCTCCGCTCAGGAGCTATTAAAAAGAGAAGGCCCAGCCATGTACAAGACAGAGGACTGGGCCGTATCAACTATTAGTTGCCGTTGACGCGGATGATCCGACGACGGTCACGAATGTTAGCCGTCAAGGCAACATCGAAACGGACGTCATGTTCACCGGTCTGGAAGTTCGACCACTGCCACATACGGACCGAGATCGGAACTTTAGTCAGCGACTTCATCAGAGCCTTACCAACAGCAGGCATCGTCAGCGGTACGGTGTTGACCACAACTGCCGACTTCTGCATGTACACGCGGGCACGATAGTTCGTGGATGGTGCACCAGTGAAGGTGATTGCAGCCCCTGCAGTCGGGATGACATTGACAGTACCGTTGGCGGTATTGACAGTCGAAGTACCCGAGCTGTCGTTCGTACCAGGAACGATGATGGCAGGGAAGATCGTGACAGTGGCGACACCCGAACCGTTTGCAGTCGCGGCATTGATTACCGTGAATTCCTGCAGCCAGTCGTTAGGAGCCTGGGCACGGTTGTCCCAACCATAGACACCAGCGATGTTGAAGGTTTCACCAGCAGCAATCGTGGCACCAGCGGCGACAGTAATCTGGAACGACTGGGTCATATAGAGACCAGGGCCAGGGCTGACGGCGACGTCGGCGTAGTTGACATTCTGTGCACCAGCGGTTACGATACCGGCAGTGGCAGAACGAGTACCAGTCGTCAGGATCGGGAGCTGCTGCGAGAACATCACAGGAGTGCCATCGATCTCACCGGTGAATCCCTTACGGAAAGCACCATCAACGAGGTCGTCAGACCTCAAGGTCAGGATGTAAGCGCCGAGAGTTTCACGGTCTTTGTACGTCAGAATCGAACGAAGGTCTTCATCACCGGCACCAACTTCCTTCAGGCGGGTATAAGCCTGTGCGTAGTCATCCCAAGTGTTGATACCGTTGGCGGGATTGCCCAGCCACTGGTTACTTGCGAGGACTGCCGTACGGAGGATGTAGGCGTCGATCTGTTCTGCGAGGTTGGTAGCTGCATTTTTCAGGGCTTCACTCTCACGAGCTGCACCGATAGACTGGATTTTGACGAAGTCGCCCCAACCCATGCTCGAACCAAAGGTGCCGTTGACAGTGAACTGTTCGGAACCAAAGGCAGTGGACTGGACACCAGCGGTAAGATCGGCGACGCCATTAACCGTATGGGTAACGGTGTAGCGAGGACCGACTTGTTCGGTGACAGTCAGTTTATTACGGTCATCCATCTCCCCGTCGAACTGCTTGAACGTGACGGCATCAGCCGAGACAAGGTTGTTCTGGAAGGTGGCAGCGAAGGCGTTGAGGACAAGCTTGGCTTGGTCAACGGAAACAGTAGGCATTAGTTAAGGTCCTTATTTTCGCTTTCTAGTGGCAAAAAAGGCAGCAGAGAAAGCATCTAGGTCATCAGTATCGCCCTTGACCTCACCACCAACTGCTACACCACGGGCGGTGCTAGGAGCAGGTTTAGGGGCCGCAGACACGCGGGGTTTTGGTTGTTCTTCGCTCTTGGCAAAACGGGCCTCAAGCCGACCGAGAGCAATAGCGGCACCCAACGGACCTTTGTTGACAATCGCCTGTGCCTCATCGAGATGGTTGGCAAGGTGATAAAGAACTTCTGGACCTGCATCCAAACCCATAATTGTCTGAGCCAAGAACTCGCCGTAATCGGGAGCAAGGTTCGAGAACGTACCAATAAGTTCTTGACCTTTGGCACGGAAATCAGGGATTGTTTTCTCCGTCTCGCTGATCTTTGCCTGCCAACTTTCGTTGAGCTGAGTGGCATGATCTTGAGCAGCCTTCTGAGCAGCAGCCTGAGCGGCCTGTGCTTCCCTTTCCTTAGTCACCTTATCAATCGTGTGTACGGTCAAGTCGGCGATATAGTTAGGGTCGAATTCACCTAGTGGATACTTCAAGGTGCCGTCTTCATTCACGGCAGTAGGAGAAGGCCCGTCGGTATCAGTCGGTTTTGGCTGGGGAGTTTCAGTCTTAGGAAGTCGTGCCTCCAGTTCGGCAAGCTTGGCTTCGAGAGCAGTTCGTGCTGCTTTCTCTGCTTCTGCCTGACGTTCTGCTTCACGTCTACCTGCAGTAAGTTCATTGATACGATCCTGAGCAGTCTTCTTCTTCGGTGGTACCGGGTTGGGTTCGGGCTCTAGATCAACGTCGGCATCATCGACGGAGTCAACATTGTCTTGGGTATCTTCTGGGACATCGTCCTGATCGTCATGATCTTCTGCGGGTTCTTCTGCTGCTTCTGCAGGCTTGGCCGAGCCAAACATAAGAGTGGAGAATGCATCAAGGTCGTCTGTGTCTGGAGCGACGAAGGTATTGTCAGTCATACTGATTGCGGTTCCTTAACCGATAGCCACTGTTTGCGTACGATCCTAGAGGGTGGCGGGTCCCCTAGGGTACGAGATAAGAAAGAGGGACCCTCCGGTATTGCGCTTCTAGAGAGAGGCGTGGAGGGTCAAATTTACTCGCCCTGTTGGACGGTATCGGTGACGGGAGTTTTATCTGCCGCCCTATCAAGCATAGCTTTCTTTACGAGTTGCTTCTCTTGATAATACTGTGTCAAGTCCTGAAGATCGAGTTCATGGTTCTGTTTATCTTTCTGTTGGGCATCTCCTTGGTGGAGTTGAGCAACAGTAGTAAGACCATTCAATTCGAGCTGTTCTTGCTTGTGATGTGTCTCGGCATCAACCTTCTGCCTCTCAGTCTCTGCCCTGTAGGCATCGATCATGATCTGCTTCTGGTGGACGTCGTACTTCACTTCAAGGACTTGGTTCCTTTGAGTCAGTTGCTGATTCTCCTGTTGGAGCTTCTGCATCTGCTGTTGGATTTCCTGTAGTTGTTCCGGTGTCGGGCCTTGTGGCTGACCGCCGCCTTCTTCCTTCAATTTCTGTTGCTCTTCTGGAGACAGATATTGAGGAGGAATAGTCTTCATCAAACGGTCTGCAAGGACATCTGCACCCGGCCAATCCTGTGCCTTGGCGATTACGTCACCAGCGACTTGGATCAACT